TCAATTCGTCTATCCTCAACATAGTTGATCATGTTCTTATAGAACTCTCTGTGGGCACTAGACTTATCATCTATCCAACTACTGTACATAGCTCTTTCAAGTGCTTTGAAATCACTATAAGCAATATGACTACCCTCGTGAAGAGCCAGACCAACTGATTGATCAAAGTTCTTCTCACTTATATTCGCACCGATAGTGACGGTCTTACCATCAGTATAAGAATCACCACGGGTCATGAACCTCACGGGTATATCCTTACCACTCACGATACGAACAAAGTTTCCAATAGCCCGTTGGTGTCCAGCCAATTGGATATAGTTTTTTTGTTTCTTCTGAGGTTCTTCTACACCAAGAACATCATCAACGATACTTGAATTATCGTCAAACCAGAAGTCTGAGTAATTTGAATTCATTGTTTCTCCTCTTTTTCTCATACCTTAATATACTGATAAAAACCTATACGAGTCAAGCACTTTCTTTAATTATTTTAAGCGTAAATATCTTTTTGACCACCATCGTACCAATCGATGATACTATCTCCACCACAGCAAGGGCATATCTTCCAAGTACCTGTCTTATCGTCAAATGTCTGAGCCACGGAGAAAGGTTTACCGCTGGTAGTATAAGCCTTACCGTAAGCGGCACATGCCTTATCTATCTTCTTCTGACTCGCAATTGCTTTTTTAGTTTTCCACTTTTTCATCATATTTTCCTTTTATTGTTGATGTAAATATAACACTAAAAACCTATACGAGTCAAGCATTATTTGCAGAAACTTTCATTTTTTTTCTTTCCTTGTCGGTAAACTTATCAAAGTAGTTGGTCTTTTGGATTGACTTATGTGCGACACCGAGTTCTCTTCTACCGGCAATACTTGTTAGAAAACAAGGTGCCATCTCTCGTGTTTTGATCTGTCCAGCCGTCCAATCTTCCCACGGTGAAAAACAGATAGGTTTCAGATGATCTAATCCAATTGATTTCATTCCCTCTCGTAGATACTTTTGCCACTTGGCACGAGGTATGTCTTTTATGGAATCATCGATGTGTAGGAATAATGCCGTGTTATAATCCTCTCTGTCAAATATCAGAATATGTTCCCATATCGTCTTGACCTTGGCATCGTATATCTCTATCTTTAACTTACCACTCTTTCTATCTGGTGCCAGAAATGGACAGACAGGTCGACCACCAAAGTTTTCATTCGGTGTCTCTAACCAATCTAAGTATTTATCTAAATCTTGTAACAGTTTCTCCAAAATTTACCTAACTATGTATATCGTGGTATCTGCTCTGTTTATAACCGAGATTGTCTCATATCTGTAATGCTCTATACAATACATCGCAACCCTTTCGCCGTGTGTTTCAATCAATAATTGGACGAAGTCATCCTTATAAAGATGTTCGCCTGTGGTTAAATTAAGAGCATAACCCTCTTTAACCCGTTGTTCCTTCGGTGATAGATCGATAGCTCCGCTGGGTGTATTGGCACAACCGATTAATAAAAATAATAATAAAATGTATCTCATGATTTAAAAATTACTCACTATGGTTTTTCTTGGTTTTTCTCGATAGAATTTACCATCCGTGTAAATGGCGTGTAATATGTTCGATCTATAACTTATCAACCTGTTAAATTTCATCTCCACCATATGGTATCTCGTCCATTGATCGGTTCTGTAATCCCATGGTTTGTCATGATCTATTTTGTGAATAATGTTGATAACATCTTGCATATCTTGATCATTATTAACCGACTCGACATATGGTGGTTTAGCTCCTCTAAGAAATTGTGTGCCACCGTGGATATTTTTTTTGTTCATGTAAATAACGAAAGCATAATTACATTGATGATTTGGATACACATCAATGTGAGGTGGATAGCTGGTGTCTTGAATTATACTTGCCCCATCAAAGTATTTATCGAAAATACAACCTTGTTCATCTATTGTGTTTATATTAGGATAAAATTTGTAATGTTCTAAAAAAACCTCTTTGTATAGTTTTTCTCGTGGAATTGCCATATCACATCTGTAACCAGCGCCACTTTTCCTTATCTCCAAGTCATCACTATATATTAATTCATCCATTAGATGAGATACAATATCGGGATAAAGAAATACATCATCCATGATTAAGACATGATGTTGTCCCACACCAATTCTCTGATGTGTTATCTTTCTCTGAGGATTTAACTCAAATGTCTTTGAATTAATTAATTTCATAACCTTTTTATTTAATTATTTACCGCAACCGCAATCTGTACATTCACACATTGTATTTCTCCTGTTGATTTGGTGGGGCGTTATAATACCATCCACCAAGCAGCACCAATCTCCACTATTAGGTCGGATGCTGTATTATACGCCCATTTCTTTTTAGTTCCGTAGGTTTCTTCCGTTCCCTCTACGAAATACTCAAATATTTCCCAAGCAATTCCTATGATCACAACCCATAGAACTGCCCATAAATCACTCGCTCCCAACCATTGTGCCACCTTAGCAATAAACAAACCGGCTGCTATGTGATAAGATGTCCAACCATCTAACTGACCACTATTGATCTGCCAACTATATAATTTTGTTAATGGATTATTCATATTAAGCTCCTGTGAACATTGACCACACTTTCTCAACCAATAGAGCAACAAAACCCACACCAATCACACCTCTCCATTTAGTGGTGTTTTCTCTGAATTGTGTGTTGAGTTTTGTTTCAGCCCATAATCCCTCATGTGGATTGAATAGGTTTTCTTTAATAAACTTTAATGACTCCTCTGTTTTTTCGTGAGCCTTCCCCATGTCATTTTTTAAATCAACAATATCTTGTCGCACATCATCTAACTTCAAATGTGCTATCTCTAACTGTTTTCTATCTGCAGCATTCATGTGTTATCCCACCATATTTTCCAAATTAATAAAAATAAGCCTATATAAAAAATCCAAGTAACCACTTCCATTAAAGATGGATTTAGGTTCATGTAAATAAATATAACTCAAATTATCAACCCTTATTCAATATATCAATTATCTTCTGTTCGTGCTGCACTCTAGAGTTTTTATTCATGTTATTCCACTGCATCACTAATGTCTTACCATACCACTCCAGCTTTTCCTTCAACACATCTATTCTGCTCTCATAGAAATCAACCCTATCGATATCTTCTTCTATGTCCACGGCATAATCGGTGGCTAAATCAACCAATGTCTCCATATCGTTTTCATCAATGCTTCGTTTTAACTCCGAGAAATCGTCCTTGTTGCCGTCTTTCTTATCAGGATGTATCTTTTGTGCTAACTTCTTGTATAATTTATTTAACTTTCTCGGTCTGATCTTCTTTTTCTTTGGTTTTGACTTATGAGGTTGTGGTGCTGGTGGTTTAGTTTTCTTAGCAAAATACTGATGAAACTTTAAAGCAGCATCCTCGTAGATACTCTGTTGTAAGTCCTTTTCAGCTTTCAAATACTGATACTCTGATTTGAGTTTTTTAAGTAGAAGTATATCATTCACTTATATAAGTATTTTACTTCTTCTTCTTTTTCTTCTGTAAATATCCTGGCGTCCATGTGTTTTCATTTAAGGTGGTTAGATATTCCAGCAACCTACCGCATTTCTTACAAGACACAGGTGTTATCGTTTCTGTATTAGGATAATCGAATAAGTGATCTTCAATATATTTTTCAATCAACTCCCAATCATACTTTTTCTTCACATTCAGAATATCGTGGTCTTTCTCACTACCACAGCATTTCATGAACTTATCACCCTTTAGAGCATTGGGATCTTTTTTTAACTTAAAGTAATCTCTGTTAATTGGTCTATTATATTTACTCATTTCTTCTCCCATATCCAAATTGGTTCGGCAAACTTGCCAGTTCTTTTTCTTATCATCTCAGGCTTTCTGTTACTCTCATCGGTCTCAACACCTGTACCAGCACCCAATGAATTAGGTCTGGCTGCCATCTCCATACCTATACAACCCAAGTAATCCGAATCTCTGAATGTATCTATGAACTCATTCATAGGATCACATATTGACAACCAACCTTTTTTCTTCCTACCTTGACTACTGGCGTTTACATCAGCTATGTTAACACATAGCTTTCCACCACTTCTCAGAGATGTCCACATATTCTCCACCGACTTCTGTAGAAAGTTCTTGTTCCAATGATCAATATTCTTATATCTTACCCAACTCTGATTGTCATCGTAACTGTATCGCTCTACATTAAAATAAGGTGGTGATGTAAATATGATATCAAATGTATCCTTGTATTGATCAAAGTCAAAATCCTCAGCAGCATCACAATGAAACTTAACACTCTTCTCCGTTTCAAAGAAGCCTAACTGGTTGGTATAGTATTCTGCCTGTCGCTCATAGATAGGATGATTCTCCTTACGAGGATCAATACCAACATATAATTCTGTATTCATACTGGCATAGAAACCAGCCAATCTATCTCCCCAACCTGCAGAGAAATCCAATACATTCTTTACATTATAATAATCATACAGGACTTTAGCAGCATTTGGTTTAAACTGACTACATATATATTTTCTCAATCCTAACATTGTCCTTAGTATAGATTTATCTATCTTAGGCATCTTTAATGTATAGGCGGCACCCATTAGCGAAACCATGAACTTGTGTGTCTGCCAAGTTCTCAGAGGACCTGGTGATATAGTTCCATCTACTGACCATCGGTTCTCTTGTTGAAACCAATTACTCGATTTATTGCCAGTATTATTTCTCTTAATATACCATTGTGAACCCTCATAGGTAATAGGCCATTCATAACCATTCTCGGCTCTGGCAAACCATTCACCCTCTTGGAGTAAATCGTGGTGCCAAGTTCCCTTTAGCTTTCCAAAGTCCTTTCTACACTCATCCTCAGATATTTCCATGTAAGGTGGTGGATAAGTCATAGCAACTGTGGCAAGACTATCCCTTACATCATCCTTCTCAAATGTCTCCTTGATATAAGACCATTCGGTTTCATCGATGTGAAGATAGGGCTCTTGACCTTTGAATTTATCAAAGTATTCTAAGTACATCTACTCTCCGAATAATTCCTTAAATGCTTTATTAGCCTTATTGGATTGCTCCACCTTCTCCTTCTTAGGTTTTGGCATATAGTCACCACGCATCCAAAAGTCTTTCTCGATGTGGGTTGCCATCATATCTGCCTGATGTAAGATGTAAGCAATATTAGTCCTTAGTTGTCTTTCAGGTTGATATGCTATGTAATAACTCTTGTTAGCCTCTTCATACATGCCGTCTGTCAATCTTAACCCAATGTACTCATTGTTGGTCAATTTGACACCAAAGTGTTGAAGTATGTATAAAGCCCTATCAGTTACGGTCATAAACTCTAGCTTTGGGTTGTGTTTATATATCAACCCTTGGTTCTTTCTATGCCAATCCGAATCATTCGGTGTGTAGTAATCCTCAGCCAAATCACCAACCTTACCCAAATCATGGTGTAGAGCAGCAAACACCAACTCTTCTTCTGTGAAGTCAATGGTTGCTTTGTTCTTTACCCATAGTTCCATCACCTGTAGAGCAGTTGTGGTTACATGCATCACATGTTCCACATAACCACCGGCGAAGGCGTTGTGATAATGTTGTTTACCACTAGCAGGCGCGAACATCATTCGCTCTTCAAAGTAATCGTACATCTTGTTCAACCCCTCCAGCCTATCGCCGGAGAAGTTGACATCGATGAATTGTCTTAGGTTATTCCAATTGTGTTGGAGTTGTTCTGGTGTTAGTTCTTTCATATTTAAATCTCTCTTTTAGGCATTTTTTTGAATTTTGTATGAACTCTATGTAAATCGTAGTATTTCAAATCGATTAACTGCCAATCAACATGACTAAACTGTGGGTGGTTCTTTAGCTTACTTGTAAAAGAAGCCCTCACCTCGTTTTTAAAACCACCATTGATATCCGCACCAACTTGACCTTTCTTACTAACACCCACAGTAGTTACCCGTGTGGCATCAGCACCCCAAGCATAAAAACCTACTTGATTCATGTCTTCATCACCATTTGGTTCATTTCTTTTATTTTCAATAACATGATTGCCATTATCTGGATGTTTTATCATAATGTCTAACTTTTTATCTATCATAGGAAACTGAGGAATGACATATTTCTTTCCCCACTCATAATCATAGGCAGGAACTTGAAAGTCTGTACAAAACTTTTCATAAACCAGCTCATGCATACTATCGGGCATTTTAACACCATGAAAAATATCCATCATTTGATCCGTAAGTTGTTGTTCTTTTACTACATCAATTGGAATTAATTCTGTCCACTTATCCAATAACTTTGCTCTTTCTCTTCGATCTGATAAATGACCTTTTAGACCATGAAGACTAGCAACATTCTTAGAGACATCCACGAACACATTCTCTTTTTTAACAAAGACCTTCATCACACCTCTGTTCTGTCTTTCTACACCGGATTGAATGACCTTTACTTCATAAACTATACCGGAAACCTTATCGATATACATCACTACGAGGTTATCACCCACCTTATTGTTTTTAGTACCAGTTATATTTACAGCCTCTGCGACTTTACCAAACCCAATTAAATCCTCGGTATATTTCTGTATCCACGAACTATACACATTATCTTGTTGTGATATTCTAACACCATAATTTACCTCATATGGCATGCCAGAATAATTAAGTAAATCTCGTTTCCATTTTGGACAATCAATAGGACTATCCTCGGTTGGGATCACATGACCTTTCAACTCAACTGTTTGCACAGGTATATATTCATGTTTATCATCCTTTATAATAGTGGCTTCCCACCATCCTGAATTAGGTCTTTCAGGTGTTAGTCTAAATGGTATACTAAAGTATAGATTCAATGTGGCACATAAAGAATCAAACCAATTATCATCCATCGCCTCTGTACAGATATAACTTTTTATATAACTTCCATGAGATCCAATTTTATCAACTGGCAAACCCTTATCCATAGCCTCTTTGGTGGTTAATTCCGTTTGAAACTTATACTCACCTTTACCATCATTACCACTTGGATTCCAATTTCTGTAATACCATTTAGATTCACCTTTAATTCTGGTTAAAACAGTTACACCTAGCTCTTTTAATTTTGGAAACCTCTCGGTCATTAATTCCCAAAATAATTTCTCACCTATACTCCATACACCAGCACCCTCTGATTCTTTACGGTCAAGTTTTCTACGAGAGAATTCACCCTCAACTATTTCAGGTGTCATACCGAGACCCGTACCATCCAACTCCATTCGCTCAAGACAATATACATCGTTACGGTCAAACTTTTCAACATCCTTAGTAAATTTCATTTCAGTTTTTAACTTACCACCTCTACCAAAATCAACTTGATCTTGAAAGTGATTCATAAAAACATCTTTTAACGATACCAATGGAGTCACACCGATACCAACAAGGGCATCTCTTAACTCATCATAGTCTTGAGCAGTAGGGAATTTCTTTTTTAATTCTTTCTGTTCCTTTCTTTCTATCTTTCTCTTCACCTGTCTCGATGGTTCTGTTGTGTTTGTCATTAAATTAGTTTCCATAATTTATCCTTGTTATTTTTATTTTATAAATTTACGAATTTTTTGGTAATTTGTCAAGCGTTTTATACCGACATCACAAACTTTTTTGTCTATCTCTGAACCATAGTAGTTCCTGTTCAAGTCTTTACATGCAACAGCAGTTGTTCCTATACCGATAAAAGGATCATAAACTATCTCCCCCTCATCGGTAAAGTTCTCAATACACCTACTTATCATCTTTGCCGGATAATGGTATGTATAGGTTAAATTACCAAACTTCTCTGCTTTGTAATCCTCTGTCCAATTATCAGCTCTATATCTCTTAGTCCCTTTAGACTTAATCTTACCCTTACCAAAACTCTGAACTATGGCATTGTCATATCTATATAGATTATTTATCAGCCCTAACTTGACTCCCTTGTGATCTATTATCGGTTTAATCCATACTTTCTTTGTGATTAAACTGTAACCCAATTCTTTCATTATCTCATACACATGATAATCCTTTGGTATGGTTCTAGCTTTATGTCTCCTTAGACTCGTGACTATGGTAACCACATTGTTGATAGGATCGAGTTCACTATATATCTTTCTCTGCCAATCCAAATATTCGTTATCATCCTTAATGGGAGTTAGATTTAACTCATCATAATCAGGTGGTGAAAAACAAGTATAGTGATATTCTATATTCCTTTCAGTTAATGTCTTGTAGCAATCTTCGTTAAATATTTCATTCATACTATGGTTTCCTAAATATAAAAATTGGTTCGTATTTACTGAGCGTTCCATCAACTGAAACACAATTCTTTACATTACTTTGGTCAACACCTATCATGGATGCCATCAACATCTTTAACTTACCTTTATATTCTCCGCCAAGTGATTCAATTATATCAATCGAATCTTGTTCCAATGGATGAAAGATGCTCTTACCTATCTTGATGTCGGCAATATTCCACAACAGATATCTATTACTCCTCAAACTCTCGTAAGCATTGATAAGCGTTGGTTTCAAAAAGTTATCTCTCCAATCCGAATATCCTGGATATGCCTTGAATGATTGTTCCTCATCATCAGAGTATTGTTCACGATCAAAGTAAGGTGGTGATGTAAACACCATGTCTAACTTACCTTTGTATTGTTGGAAGTCAGGATGATCACCCACATGTTCTGAACCTATTTGAAAGTAGTGATATGTGTTCTTCTTCTCTTCCCAAAATGGATTGGTTTCCAATGCCTCATTATTAAAGAAGTCAGCAACATACTCATATCTTGATATCCCTAAATCATCGATAAAGTTATCTGTATTAGGATCAGTACCAATATAATGTATTGTTTTCTTAGAAGACATAGCACCAAGTATCCGACCACCCCATCCACTTGACGGGTCATAAATGTTCAATGGTTCATCTTGTTCGATGTGGTCGGTAAATTTTTCATATAAAAGTCTGGCAGTTAATGGTGGAAAGTTAACGGCTGGTTGTGAGTTCAGACTCAATCTAAATATTTGAAAGGCGGATGGAAATAATCTCTTCGTTAATGTATAGTATCTTATCATGAAGACATTCTTCTTTGCCTTACCACCTTTGGTCATAACAGTATCAGATAAATCTTCAAGACTTAACTTCTTCTTTAGCGTTGGACACCATATATTGGTTAACATCTCATCTGTAATCAAACCCTTACTGTGTGCCGTTCGTATTTCATCAGCATTGATAGTCACATATTGTTTAAAGTATTTCTCTTGGTGTGATTTAGCAATCCATAGTTTGAACTTACTGAACTTTAACTTGTTGTTATTGTAATATTCCAACCAATCCAAGGCACTTTCACCATCCCAATAGATTCCACCACCTGACTTGTTCTCTTTACGATTCAAAGACAATGACTTACTGAAAGTATACATCGAGTCTCTACGCAAACCACGACGCATCGCCTTGTAAAACATATCCTTGTTGACATCCTCTTTGATTCTGTCATAGATAGAGTTAAGTCCATGATCACCCATGTCACCGATACGAGTCTTCAACATGGTTGGAAAGAATTGGTTCACACCATTGGCAAACTTATTAAAGTTCTTAATTACATTTCTCTTACCATCATCAGCCTTCTCAACAAAACCACGGATGTTATAATCCCTCAGTTTTCTAAAACCTTTCTTGATGTCCTCAATGGATTGACCGACCATCGGTGGAATACCACGCTCATCCCAATCTTCTATAATGTATTGCCGTACTTCTTCAATCCAAAGATCAAGCTCTTCATCGGTCTTACAGAAGAGCTCGTGATAAGTAATATTTACTTTAGATTCAAGGATACCACTTCTTTCATAATAGTAGTTCACTTTGATTTCTTGATAGCCATCTCTCTGGCTTTTGCTACATATAACTTAGCCTGTTCCTTATTCAATGCTCTGAACTTAGTTCCGTCTTCAAGTTCAAATGTTTCATAGTGGTCGAACTGACCTTTAGGTTTACTGACATTCTTAGACATTATAACTCCGTGTTTATTGTTTGTAATATACGACTATTTAGGTAAAAAAGCAAGCACTTTTTCTTTAAATACTTCTATACCATCGGCAAGGTTTGATTCCCAATCCTCATGGGCTTGTTCATCAGCGCCATCAGTTATATATTTAAATGATATAAATGGTACATCATATAGATAACATACCTTTGCCAACCCATACGCCTCCATATCCACAACCTCACCGTAGTATTGTGATTTATCTTCAGCAAAGTTATCACCTGTGCCACATGTAGCGTTTCTATTTATTGGATTAAATACTTGATGCTGTGGTTGTATGACGAAAGGTGGATCACTTTCAAATGGTGTCTCACCTTTCATAAATCCAAGACCGGTAACATCCATATCTCTCTGAATAAATTTAGTACAATCAACTAAGGTTTTCTTTTTAATCTTACGAGAACCTGCAGTTCCATAGTTTATCACTAAATCATATGGTATATGACTACCATACTTACCAAACTTCTGTGTGAGTGCAAATGTAGCATTTACCTTACCAACTCCTGTGTATAATACTTCATGATCTTCTAATTGTTCTTGTGTCTCTACTTTAAGAGCACATACTATCAATATATTATTCATAACTTATCACACTCTTCACATCTAAATCAAAATTATCAACTCTTGGAAGATATTTTAAATCAATCAGACTTACAGCATCGATGACATCGTATCCAGCTTCTTTACAAAGATTGTATGAATTCAATATCGTTCCACCAGTAGCCAACACATCATCCACGATTACCACCTTTTTACCATGGTTGGTAAAAGTTCCATCACCGTTATCCCTTTGCAAAGGCTTTTTAATACTCAGTTCATCATCACTATATTCCGTGGTGTATTTTGAATCTATCGTGGGTGGTGGTAACTTTCCCCTCTTTCTACACAATACCATCCCACCACCAAAATAAATAGAAAGTGCTGATGCAAATATGAATCCTCTAGCATCTATACCAACCCATAGATCAGGAAGGTTATCATCCACCAATCCACCCATGTCCACAACAACCGACCTAAATGTTTCTTGGTCTGCCAACAATGGAGATATATCTTTAAAACTGACTCCCTTTTCAGGAAAATCAGGTACCTCTATTATGTAATCTTTATAACCATCCATGTGCTTCACTCCATATTTTTGTTGTCTTTGGAAATGCCTCGGACATCGAATCAAGTAATGATTTGGCATATTCTTGTATCTCTATCTGAGCAGTTTTCTCGTTTCTTAATTCAATGAAATTCATTACGGCTTGAAATGATGCCGTCCAATAAACCTCTGTGTATAATGTCAATGGTAGGATACACCTTGCCTGTTCTTTAGCCATTCCCATTTCAATCAACTGTTTATAAGCAGTTAAACTCATAGCGTGAGCCTGTCTCCAATTGGTATTGGCAAGATTGTGTTCATCATCTACGAACTGACCTTCACTTGCTTGTTTGTTATCATCTGATTGTTTTCTATATATTTCTGGTTGGTAGAACTCATCGTACTCAACATACCTACCCGATATCTCATTCCAAGCGTGGTCTTTGGTGGATGAATTTGATGTGGTTTCGATTCCAACCACATGTTTATACCATTGTCTCATCACGAACTCTGGCGCTTTGATATGAAATTGTATTTGTAAATGTCTGAATGGAGAGTAGTGTTTATATTTAGCAAGATACCTTACTAATCTTTCGTCTGATTTATCAAACTTCTCCTTTCTCTTTCCAAATGAAACCCTTGCTGAATTTACCACGGTTAGGTCATCACCTAATGTATCTATAACTTCAATGAAACCTTTATCTAAAACTTTCAATGTAACCTCTTTGATTTAAAAAAAGCCCTAGCGAACCAGGGCTTTTTCATTAGTGTACTTACTTAGATCCGAATATCTTAGAAAAGAAACCCTTCTTGGATTTCTTACCTTTTGATCCACCGATCTTTTTGCCTTTCTTCTTCTTCTTCTTAACTTCTTCCATTCCAGCCATGTTCATGTCCATAGCATTTACAGATGGAGCAGTACCAAAGAAGATAAATAAAGAAAGTATACCTGTTAGTATTGACTTCATGTTAATCTCCGTTTACGCGTTCACTTGGCATTAACTACCAAATACTTTCTTCTTCTCACCATGATACTCGTAAGCGTGACCGTTCTCTTTGAGCAGTTCGTTTACTGAGGTCTCATGACCTTTAACGAATAACTCTCCTAAGACTCTACCATACTTACCAGTTCCATGTGAGATGATACTAAATTTACCATCGTCTGAATTTTCCAACAGGTCTTTCACATAAGCTTTCGCTTCCAAACCCTTTGCCTTTTCTTCGAGGTCTCTTGTTCTTGACTCCCATGTATCCACACCATAGAATCTAATCCTAGCGTGAACCCATGTGTTAAAACCCAAGTCAATCATAGCGTCACAGGTATCTCCATCCACGACTCTATCTAACTTACAGCTATACCCATGTTTATAAACCTGTTTTCCCATCTTAGTTCTCCAATAAATTGTGACTTAAAAATTCCTTTTGTTTCTGAAATTCTTTCTTTAGAGCAGCCTTCTTCTCAGCCTCTCTGGCAAGAAGTATCTGTTCTTGAGTTCTCCTTATAATCTTTTTCTTTGGTTTAGATAATGTAACAGGTCTTGTCATTTTTAAATTAGGTTGTTCTACACCCTTATGATAAACCGTTCCATCCTTATCCACGAATTCATTCATCCAATGCCAACCAGCTGGTCGTGGCCATGGATTTTTTTTCTTCTTAGCTTTTTCAGGAAACATTTTATCCACTTTAGCCATTAAAGCTCTACTACCTATGACAGATTTAGCATCTGTACTTACATTCTTAACCGGCTCACCTGTGATTTTACAATCCATGTATGCTATTCCGTCTATAAAATAACCACCATTCATTTCAAAACTCCTTTGTTTTTGTTTATGTGTTTGTTTGTACTTCATTTTAATCACCTTAATATAGATATATATAACTATATAAGTCAAGCACTTTTTTCATTAAATTCAGCATTAATTATTTTATTACAAATGTAGTATTCATTTCCGTTCCTCAGAACGGCATCAGCTAATCTCCACATAGATTTTAATTCTTCTGTATTATAACCAGAGTCCACCGATACCGTTCCAAGAATCATGTAACGATCATCATTTACTTTGATGATTTTTTTATTCATCCAATCTTAATTGAATGTTTCTTAGGCACAACTGGTTCGATCTTAGGAATCTCAATAGATAATATACCATCTTTGAAATTGGCATCCACAGAATCTCCATCTAGTAACTCACCAAGTTGAAAAGATCGCTTGAACGATGATGCCTTTAGTTCTCGTCTGATAACCTTAGCACCCTCTTCTTCCCAAACACCGTGTTTATCACCTGAGATAGTCAATACATTATCCTCTACCTCTACGTTTAGTTGCTTCTTTGTCAATCCTGGAATCTCAGCAACGATACCTACTTTGTCATCATATTCATAGACATTGACCTTCGGATATGCTGATCCTTGATATGGTTTAACTCCGATTTGATCTGTAACCTCTGGATAATGCTTATCTATTATCTGATCGAATAACCTATCAAATGGTGTTATGAATTCGTCCCTATCGATAAAAGGAACATTACTTGTGTTGAACATTAGTTTAGTCATTGTATTCTCCTGTTGTTAACTTTCGTCTAACTTACTTTCCATCCCATTAATTTGGCGATGGTCTTACTATATAATATACAACAATTGTACCACAAATTTTTGTATGTCAAAATGACATTCACTTATGACTTTTCTCCGTCTAAAAGCCCATCTTCATCTTTCCACCATTCTATCTGCCTGTTTTGCAAACCTTGTCTGTGTGTTTTATCATATTCACTCAACGACATGATTCTCCAATTTTGATCAAAACCCTTATCATCTATCTGTTTTATCTTCATAAAATAATCCTTGGGATCAACACCCTCAGATATCTCTGCTCTATTATTTATATTATCATACTTATCAACTAGCACAAATTCCATAACTACTCCTCATTTACTATTGTTATCTTTATTGAATCGGTGTGATGAACCCCACATAAATCTGTGTAACCACAGTAGACAGTAACCGTATATCCTATGAACGGCTCCCATGCTCCAAACATAACCTTAGCATTACCCTCTTCATCGGTCATAGATGCTGGATTGACCAAACTCACCCAATCGGTATTTATTAGGTATTGATAATCTGTGTCCCATTCTAAATGTTGAGACCAACCACATTCGGTTTCAGCACTTAACATCGTATATGTCTGTGCTAAGTCTTCATCATATTCCATGACGTAATGATCATCAGACCATTTTTGTAGATTAATAGCATAAACATCTAATCCACATGATCCACAATCAGGTTCTCGTGTGTCTTCACATCCTATTAAAAATAAACCCACGATTATCAATAAGTTCTTCATATACGACTCCTTAATTAGAGTTAAATATACTGATAATCGTGGGTTAAAGTCAAGCATTTTCTTCGTTTATTTCTTCCGTTACTATTACTATTGGTTCTGGCGCTGGTTTGGGATCAACATCCTTCATCTTCATTATCTTTAATTTGGTTTCTTCCAACCAAGCAATCCATTCATCAATTAAACCAATTATCTTATTCTTATCAACATCGTAATGTTCATTGTCAAGAATCTTATCCACCCATGTTTTAACCATATTCAGATAACCTGATAACCAGGTGGCTATCTCTGTTCTTTCATTTGCCCATATACTCATCATATGCTCCGTTGTTAAAAAAATCTTACTTCACCAAAGTTACTGAAATCTTCTCTTTGCCGTTCATTATACGATAAACACCACTTGATAGATTTTTAGTATTCCAGTTATAGATACCATTACTATTTATTCTTTCGACTACTCTGCCCATTATGTCATAAATAATAATGTCTCCGTATCCCTTTATATTCACATTTTTATTTGATGGATTAGGATATGCTGATAGTTGTGGAAACAATCTATTAAACGTAGCCTTATCCATCGTATCTTCTAAGAACTGAATGGCCTGTTGTTGGTTACCACCCATCA